GATTACCCCGTGGCCGTGGGCTGTGAAAGGCTCTTCATGGCGGCGCAGTTCCGCCGGGCGGGGATCGTCATCGTCGCCATTCTGGCCGTATGTCTGGGGCTGTAAATGCCGCGCCATTGCCTGATGGGAAGGATTACGGGCGGCGGGCGCGTCATGCGCCGCCTTGCCGCCGCGATACTGGCAGGCGGTCTGCTCCTTGCCGCGCTGCCTCTGGCTGCGGGGGCGGCCGGAACAGCAATACCCGCAGCCGCCAGAAATTACCGCGTTCTGCTGACGCGGGAGGCGCGGCTTGTGTGGGGCATCAATGCGCCCGTAGCCACGTTCGCGGCGCAGATCCACGCTGAAAGCGCCTGGAATATCCGCGCGGTATCGCCTGCGGGGGCGCAGGGGTTGGCGCAGTTCATGCCGTCAACCGCCGCGTGGATTTCCGAACTGTTTCCCGACCTCCGGACGGGAAAGCCGGGCATGGGGACGGGGAGAGAGGGAGATGGGACGCCCTCTCTCCCCCTGGGCCGGGCCGAACAGCCTTTTTCTCCCCACTGGGCGGTACGCGCGATGCTGCGCTATGACGACTGGCTTTTTGCCCGTGTCACGGCCCTGAGCGCATGCGAGCGCATGGCCTTTGCGCTGTGCGCCTACAACGGGGGTCTGGGATGGGTTCAGCGGGACAAGCGGCTGGCCCGAAACAAGGGGATTGATCCGGAGCAATACTGGGGCGGCGTGGAAACGGTCAACGCCGGACGCAGCGCCGCGAATTTCCGGGAAAACCGGGATTATCCCCGCCGCATCCTGCTCAGGCTGGAGCCGGTATACGAGGCGGCGGGCTGGGGCGGAGGGATGTGCCCGTGAATGCGATCTGCACCGTTATGGGCGGCATATGCCTTGCGGCCGTATGCTATGCGGCATGGCTGCATGCCGAGCTGACCGATCTGGAACGGGAGCTGGAGGCCGCGAAGCGGGAAGCCCTGTTCTGGGAGGACAGCGCCGGGAACTGGCGCAAGGCGGCGAAGCTGAACGAGGAGACGGGCAGGGGCCTTGAAGCCAGCGCGCGGGCGTGCCTGGCACGGGAGGCGGAGGCGTCGCGCCGTCTGGCCGAGGCGCTGGAATCGGCGTCGCCGCAAGCGGTGCCGCAGCGTGAACCCGAAAAGAACAGCGAGGCGCGCGATGCGCTGGTGGACGCTCTCAATCTGCCTCTTGCTCCTGCTGACGGCGGGCTGCGGCAAGAGTGAAACCATATTTGTGCGCGTGCCGGAGATGGTGCGGCCCGCGCCGTGCCCGGCACCGGAAGCTCCGGAACTGCCCCGCATACTTTCAGCGCCTCTGGACAGCCCGGACAACATCCTGCGGCTGCGCCTGCGGGACGAGGTGATGCGCGGCTATATCGAAGGCCTCAGGGCCGCCCTGCTCTGCTACGACAAACAGCGCGAAGCCGCGCAACAGCCGGATATCTGACATGCTTGACCTTATCAATGCCCACGCGCCCCTCATCAGTCTGCTGACGCCGGTGCTGCTTTTCGCGGCGGTGGCATGGCTCTCGCGCTGGTTTGTGCGGCGGGAGCAGTACGACACGGATCGGGAGGAGATCGCCGCCCGTCTGGACGTACTGGCGGCCGAGCAGGAGCGGCAGGCGCGGGAAATACGCAGGAAACCGGATGCCGGAACCGTGAGCGAACTGGTTGACGCTGTGCGCAAGCTGGAAAGTACCGTGGCCGTGCAGGGCGAAAAAATCAGCTCCATGCAGGACAGTGTAAACCGCATCGACAGGCAGATCCACCGCATCACGGACAAACTCATGGCGGGGCGGGCATGAGACGCAACAAGATCCATCGTCTGCCGCCCGAACTGCGGGATGCCATCAACGAGCGCTTTGACCTGGGCTATACGGTGCAGGAGATTACCGACTGGCTCAAGGAGCTGGGTGCCGAGGTGAGCAAGAGCGGCGTGGGCCGCTACCGGCGGGAATGGGTGCAGGTTGAGGCGGATATCCGCGAGGCGCGCATGTTTGCCGACGCGACGATCCGCAGCCTGCGGAACATGCCCGAGGACAAGATGAGCAGCCTGATCACGCAGCAGCTTGAGCAGGGGCTGATCGCCGTCCTTTCCTCCATGCGGAGCGCGTACAGGGATGATCCGGAAAAGGCCCTCAAGATGCTGGTGCGGGCGGCAACGGCACATTCACTGGTGAGCAGGGCCGCAAAGGATCACGCGCAGAAGACGATCAGGGTGGACGAGTACGCCGAGGAACGCGGTGCGCGGGAAGCTCTGGACGCGGGCGAACACAAGATCGAAGTGGCCTTTGTCGATGCCGGGGCCAGGGGCGGAGCGGACAAATGACGAGCCGGGCAAAAAACGCGCTGAGCGGCCTTCTGGGGCCCGGAAAATCAAAACGCGGGCAAGCGGTCAGGTTTTCGCGTTCCGCGCCTCCTGCCCCGCTCGCAGGCGCTCGCGAACAGGTGTGCGGCGGTGACGGCGAGGGCGGCAGGGGCCGTCTGTTCGCGGTGGAGGTGCCTGCGGCGTTTAAGCCGCTGTACCGGCCCGCCCGTTACAAGGTGTACTGGGGCGGCCGTGGGGCGGCCAAGAGCTGGGCCTTTGCCGATGCCTTTGTGACTCTGGGCGTGGGGGGGAGATACCGCTTTCTGTGCGCCCGCGAGTTGCAGGTGAGCATCGCGGACTCGGTGCACAAGCTGCTGGCGGATCGCATCGCCGCGCGGGGCCTGGACGAATTTTTCCGGGTGACGGACACGGCCATCGTATCGGCCACCGGCTCGGAATATATTTTCCGTGGCCTGCGCAACAACGTGGCGGAGATCAAGAGCCTTGAAGGGGTGGACTATGTGTGGGTCGAGGAGGCGCAGAAGGTGCGCCGCCAGAGCTGGGAGCTGCTGATCCCGACCATCCGCAAGGAGGGTTCCGAAATCTGGCTCTCGATGAACCCCGATCTTGAGACCGACGACACCTATCAGCGTTTTATCGCCGCGCCCCCGGACAATGCGGTGGTGGTCAAGGTGACGTACCGCGACAATCCGTGGTTTTCGGCCACGCTGGAAGCGGAGCGGGCCTATGCCGAGCGCACGCTGGAGCCCGAGGATTACGCCCATGTCTGGGAGGGAGAACCCCGGCGCAAGAGCGCGGCGCAGGTGTTCGGGGGCCGCTGGGAAAGCAGGGCCTTCGAGACGCCGGACGGCGTGCGGCTCTTTTACGGCGCGGATTGGGGCTTTGCGGATGATCCCACGGTGCTGGTGCGCTGCTTTGTGCAGAATAACGTGCTTTACATTGACCATGAAGCATGGGCGCAGCGGGCGACCATTGATCAGCTCCCTCTGCTCTTTGATCAGGTGCCGGGCGCAAGCCGGGACGTGATACGCGGCGACGCCTCGCGCCCGGAGATCCATGCCCACCTGCGCCCGCGCGGCTATGTGGTGCGGCCCTGCAAAAAATGGCCGGGCAGCATACAGGACGGGATTGACGTGATGCGGAGCTTTGAGCGGATCGTGGTGCATCCGCGCTGTGTGCATACGGCGGAGGAGATGCGGCTGTACGCCTACAAGGTGGACAGCGTGACGGATGAGGTGCTGCCCGTGCTGGTGGACAAGTACAACCATTGCATTGACGCCCTGCGCTATGCGCTGGAGCCGGTGATACGCGGCAAGGTGGAGAGACGATGAGACGACGCATGCCCGTGCATACGCCTCGAAAGCCCGAGACGCAGCCCCCCACGCCGGAGCGTCAGGTGAATGTGCCGGAGCCGGACGCGCCCCCGCGCCGGCCTCTTGCCGAGGTCTACGAGCCGCCCCTGACCCTGGGGACGCCGGGGAGGAACGCAAAACTTGCCGGCGACGCGACGCCTGTCCCCGCTGCCGCACTGTGCGGGCCTGTGAGAGACTTTTTCGGCGCGTGCGAGGTCAATTACCTTGCGCGGCCCTTTATCGGCTATGCCCAGTGCGCGGATCTGATGCAGGACGGGCTGATGCAGGCGGGCGTGGAAACCGTGGCCGACGAGATGACGCGCAAGTTCATCGAACTCTCGGCACCGGACGAGACGGTCAAGAAAAGGCTTGAAGCGGAACTGCTGCGTCTGGACGTGCGCGGAGTGTTCAACCGCGCGGCGGCGTGGTGCGGATATTTCGGCGGCTGCCTGGTGTACATGGATACCGGGGCTGCGGGAGCGGAACTGGCAAAGCCGATTTCGCTGACGCCGGACTTTATCGCGCAGGGTTCCCTGCTCGGACTGCGGATAATCGAGCCGGTGGTGGCCACGCCGGGCTGGTACAACTCTGCCGATCCTCTGGCGGCGGACTATTTTGAGCCGCGCGCGTGGTATGTGCAGTCAACGCCGGTGCATGCCTCGCGTCTGCTGATTTTTCGGCAAAACGTGCCCCCGCTGCTGCTCAAGGCGGCCTATAACTTTTTCGGCGTGCCGGCGGTGCAGATTGCCCTTGATTATGTGGCCCATTTTACGCAGACCCGCGAGGCGGCGGCCCGGCTGCTGAACAAATTTTCTACCACGGTGTTCAAAACCGATATTTCCCGCCTGCTGTACGGCGGGGATGCGGCGCAGGCCAAAGCCCGGATCCGGCACTTTGCGGCGCAGCGGGACAATAACGGCGTGGCGGTGCTGGACTATGAATCCGAGGCCATGGAGCAGCTCAATACGCCGCTTTCCGGGGTGGACGTGATTGTCCGGCAGGCGCTTGAGCTGCTGGCTGTGGTGTGGCGCATACCGGCGGTCAAGCTGTTCGGGATTTCCCCGGCAGGCCTGAATGCCACCGGGGAAAGCGACATGCAGAACTTTTACGACTATGTCGCATCCCGGCAGGCCAAGGTTTTTGCCGAGCCGCTGGGCCGTCTGCTCAAGGCGGTGCAGCTCTCGGTCACGGGCAGGGTTGACCCCGCCGTAAGCTACGAATTTGTGCCGCTGTGGGAGATGACCGCGCGGGAAAAGGCGGATCGTGACAAGGTGCTGGCCGACATGGATGCCGTTTATCTGGATCGGGGAGTGCTGTGGGAAGAGGAGGTACGCAACGCCCTGGCCGCGCAGCCGGGCGGCCGCTATGCCGGGGTAGATCCGGGAAATCTCCCCCCGCCGCCTGAAACCGGTCAGCTTGACGATGTGGACAAGGCCGGGAGGGTGCTGTGATGCGCAGGCGCACAATCCGCCCCGGCGTACGCCAGGGCAGGCCTATCGGCTATAATGCGGGGCTGGAGATTGCATACCGCAGGAAGCTGGAGGAGCTGGTGCGGGAAATGTCGGACAGTACGACATACTGGCTGCGCGCGGCCTACCGCAGGCAGGAAGCGAAGATTGAGGCATACAGCAAGCCGTCTTCGCGTGTGCCGGATCGCAGCGCGGTGACGGGCGACGCTTCGCCCGTATCCGATCTGCTGGATCGTCTGCGCAAGCAGCGGCGGCGCTGGATCCGCCGTTTCAGCGAACACGCTGACGCCATCGCCGACTGGTTTGTGCGTTCCGCCCTGCGCAGCGCGGATACGCAGACCAGGGCCAGCCTGTCGGATCTGGCCGGATTTACCGTGCAGTTTCAGGGTTCGCGCGGTCTTGAGACCGTGCTGCAAAGCATCATTGCGGAAAATGTGGCTCTGATCACCTCGATCCCCCGGCAATACCTGCTTGAAGTCGAGGGCATCGTCATGCGCGGGGTGCGTGAAGGGCGCGATCTCGGTTTTGTCACGGATGCACTGCGGCGCCGCTATGACATTACATGGCGGCGCGCGAACACCATAGCCCGCGACCAGACGCACAAGGCCATGCAGTCATTGAGCCGGGAACGGCTGAAACAGAACGGCATCACCCGCGCGACCTGGGTGCATGTGGGCGGCACGACAGATCCGCGGCCCTCGCATGTGGCGGCGCACGGCAAGGAGTTTGACATCGCCACGGGCCTTGAAATCGACGGCGAACGTATTTTTCCGGGGCAGAAAATCAACTGCCGCTGCCGCATGC